TCCTCTGCGGCTTTCTCCGCCGCGCTCTTCTTTTGCTTACATCCGACAATCGCGATGCACGCGATGACGAGAATTGTCAATGCTCTTTTCATAGTGCTATGCTTTTGAGAGTGATTCAATGATCGAGAGCAGCCTATCTATCTGCTCATCTTTCTTGGCAAGGAGCTGGACGAATCTTTCACTGTTCACATTATTCCGATTGCCGGCTACTGCCGTGCTTCCGTCTCCGGACGCGCTCGCCGTACATCCGGACGAGTCCACTCCGTAGAAGAACGGCACATCTTTGCCGATGATTGCCGCAATGTCTTCAAGAAGTCCAGTTCTGATGTCATCTTTTGACAGTGCTGCTGATAAATTTTGTTGTGATATTCCGAGAATCCGCGCACAATGAGCTACGGAAACTCCATTTTCTTGCAAAATTTTTTTGACTTGTAAACCTTTCATAATTAGGCATTTAGTTAAAATCTCAGTTTGTTGGAACAAAAATACTTTGAAAAAAATCAAAGAAAAATTTGTAGAAACAAAAATTTGTTGTACCTTTGCTTCCGTAGTTCAGTATTGAACGCGGAACAAAGATACAAAATTAAACTGAAAAGTAAACAATTTAACAGCAAAAGCAATGGAAAAGTTCTATCAGCTCACTCGCACAAACTGGCATCATTCGGACGAGAAAGATTTGTACTATCACAAGACTTTCAACTTTGCCACTCTCAAGGAAGCTCTTCAGAATCTGCTCGTGTGGGCGGACAAGGATGCCGAAGGGCGCAATCACGAAAACGGAGACGAATACATTGATTCCTTCGGCGAGACTCGCCAGCAGTTCATCTATCAGGATGTCCGAGACGGAGCTGCTATCATCGAAATCCGCAAGCACAAGTGGACTGCCGAGAACGGTCTCGTGAAAGACGAGCAAATCTGCCGCATCACTGTCACTGAAATTGTCTTCTGATATGGAACGCACACTCATCACTGAAGAACTCGTCAATGCTCGCGGCTTCGTCTGCGAGGATGCGGACAAGAGATTCCGGAAGCTGGTATGCCAGTGGAACAAGTTTCAGAAACTCACTCTCTTCTATGACCGTCTGACGGAACTTTGGACGCTCCAGTTTGCCTATAATGTCGAACACTCTCTCCGCTATATGGATCAGATAGACACAATCATCGCTCTTTGGAAAGATACATCAAAACTCAATAATCAGGAATAGCTATGGCAAGGACAAGACACACAAGAATCGAAAGCAGAGTGGCAGTGCAGCGCGTCCTTATGGATGTGTGGCAAGCCAAGAATGCCGGCAAGAAGTTCACGCTGGCGAATCTCTGCTCCAAGTACAACTGCGGCAACATCAACGGCGCAATCATCGCGGCAATGGACTTCAGCAAAGTCCCTGAGTACGCGGATGCAGTCGCTGTGCTGAAGGCAAACTCTGACTACAAGCGCAGCTGCAATGTAGGCACACGCAAGAGTGCGAAGCAAGCACTTGCAGACGCTCGCTCCGAGAGCGACATCCAGGCGGACGAGAGAGCAATCGCGGAGAAACTCTTCGGACAAGGGCATCGCGAGAACGAGAGCCAGCCTGGAAAGAAGTCTCCAGATCTCTCCGGACTCGATCTCCAGCCGGATCCGTCTTCGCTCTTTCCGGAGCAGTCGCTCATTCCGAAGGCAATCGCAATCTGCCAGCGCGCTGGCTACATCGTGAGCCGTCCGCTTTAATTATCCACAAAATCGCTTATATCATAAACATTTTCACTATGGCAAAAGCACAATTCAAGACTCCTTATCAGGAGAAGAAGGAAGCAAAAGAACTCCAGATCTACAACGATTATCAGAAAGCAACTGCGGATCCGTCCGCAAGCCGCACGGCAGTCAGAGACTATCTGATGCAGAAGTACAACATCGGCTCTACGGCTACATTCTACGCAATACTGGAACGGACTGAGAAGCGGCTGGCTCTATGAAGACGCTTATGACAATCGAAGAAGCGCGCGAGTTCTTCCGCAGCAAGAGAGAGCTGATTCTCTCCAACGGCATTCCGGAAGACAGCACAATCGCTCTCGCTTATCAAATCGCAATCGAAGCAATAGACTATGTCATCAGAAAAGAAAAGTAAACGGACTAAAGCAATGGAACGAATCATCTACGCAATCTCTCTACGCACTGTCTCCGGCTTCGTGCTTGGAATGGTCTCTCTCTACGGATGTCTCGCCAGCTGTGCCGGCGGAGACGAGTACGGCATCATCGCTCTTCTCGGACTGTGCGTCTCTCTGCTTATCGGCTGCGGCGCGTTCCGTCTCATCATCAAGGGACTGCTCCGCCGTGAGCCGCTCGCCAGGAAGTTCTATCATCTCTACTCTTCAAAATAGACTGCGCTATGTGTGAACTTTGTCACGGTATCAATTCGCATCTATGTCCGAACTGCGGCTCTCGCAACGAAGTGGAATGTCCGGACTGTCACGGCGAGTGCTGGCTCTACGAAGCATTCAACATCGAATCTCGCACTACATTCCGCGTCTCGGCAGAAGAGTATGACGGACTGCCGGACAACGAGGAAGATGCAGCCAAGCAGTGCCGCCGTCTCTGCAAAGGAGACATTCAGAGATGTCCCACTTGTGACGGAAGCGGCTTCGTGGATGACGATCCGGCGGATCACTTTGACGAGCTGGCTGCTGAAGAACGCTACTATGAACGCAAATACGGAAAGCGATGAAGACAATCAACATTCCTGACGATCTGATGACGCTGGCGGATGTGGCGGCGATGACGGCTCTCTCTCAGGACTATCTCTATCACATCTACAAGACGCAGATTCCGCACTATATGTTCGGCACGACTCCGCGCTTCTCCAAGAAGGAAGTGATCGAGTGGATCCAGTCGAAGCGAGTCTACACGAAGAAGGAGACTGTCGCTCGCGCTCATTCGTACTGCGTGACCGGAAGACATCAATGACACTTACGGCGGACGCTTGCAAGTTCACGGAGAACTGAGGGCGGCGCGAGTGATACCTTTCACGAATAGATATTGATACGGCTCGCAGTCCGCGTGGAGTTCGACTCTCCAGTCCGCTACAAATACCAACGCTCGAAGGTGTAAGAGAGCAATAAAACTACACAATCAATTATGGCTTATCAAAGCAAAGAAGTGAAAACTTCCAATCTCGCAGAGTTCAATGTGGCTCTGCGCTCGCAGAAGACTCAAGCAATGGTCTTGACATCTCTTCGCGGCAAGGCGGACGAGTATTTCCGCAACATCGCTTCCGCAGTGGCGAACTCCGCCGATTTGCAGAAGTGTGATCCAGTAACGCTCATCTGCGGCGGACTCCAGGCTGCGCAGCTCCAGCTTCCTCTCGGAAGCGGACTCGGCTTCGCGTATCTGATTCCCTTCAAGAACACGAAGAAAGGGATCTACGAAGCGCAGTTCCAGCTCGGCTATAAAGGACTCGTCCAGCTGGCAATCCGTTCCGGACTCTTCGCCGAAATCAACTGCGGCGAAGTGTACGAAGGCGAACTCTCCGACTTCAATCGCATCGCCGGCACATTCAAGCTGGACGGCAAGAAGGAGAGTGACAAAATCATCGGCTACTTCGCTTACTTCCGTCTGAACAACGGAGACACTCCGGAGAAGTGCTTCTCGAAGTCTCTCTATATGTCCGCCGAAGAAGTGGAGAAGCACGCGAAACGCTACTCGCAGACATACTCCAGCCAGTATGACTCCACGCGCGCCGCATCCAAGTGGACAACGGACTTTGAAGCAATGGCAAAGAAGACCGTCCTCAAGCTCTTACTCTCTCGCTACGCTCCTATGTCCGTGGAGATCCAGCAAGCTGTCTCTTCAGATCAGGCAATCATCCGCGAAGACGGAGTGCTTGACTATGTGGACAACACAGCTCCGGAAGAGCAAGTCCAGGAAGAGAGCGCAGACGCTGCCGCCGCAATCCGTGGCGCAGCCGAGAACAAAGTCGCAGCCGCCGTGGAAGCATCTGATGCTGCTGTGGAGAAAGCGGACAAAGACACTGGTGAAATCTTTAATCAGCAATAGATATGGAAATTCTCATCGTAGATCCTATCTCTCTCGTGAATGTTCCGCTCCAGGAGTGGAAGGAGAGAGAGAATCCGCAGAGCGCGGATCTCATCGTCATCAAGACTGACGAGAAAGAACTTTACATCAGCAAGAACATTCTTCCAGGACGCTTCGACTTCAACGATGCGCAGAAGGCAGCAGCCGCGTTCATTCCGGCTCGCTCTCCGAAGCTGGACTTCCGCTGTCCGACTCGCAAAGAGTGCATAGACATCTATGACGCTCGCTTCGCCGGACTGGATGAAGCAATCGAACTGCTCGGCGGAGAGAAAATCTCCGGTCACTGGTATTGGACTTCCGAAGCCGATCCGGATCCAGAGTACAACAGCAACAACGCGTTCTTCTTCTACGGCGGCTACGGCAGACTGGGCAGCATCTACAAGTACACCACAAACACTGTGCGTCCGGTCTCCGCTTTTCTGAATCGTTAAACTGATTATCTATTCCGCTCCGTGTTGCTCTACGGAGTCACGGAGCGGATTCAAAAGACAAAGACTATGGCAAATATCATCATTAGACCGAAGTCGCGCGAAGACTGGCTCAAGGAGCGCAGCACGCGCATCGGCGGCAGCGAAATCTCCGCTGTCGTGGGAATGAATCCGTTCGAGAGCGCATATTCATTGTGGCGCAGAAAGAAAGGACTGGATCCGGCGAAGACTGAGAACTTCGCTATGAAAGCCGGACACTATCTCGAAGACGCAGTGGCGCAGTTCTATCAGGACGCTTCCGGACGCTCTATCATCAAGCGCAGCGCAATTGACTGGCTGTATGTCAATCGCGAGAAGCCGTTCTTGTCCGGCAGTCCGGATCGCACATTTTGGCTCTCCGGCAACAAGGCGGACGGCAAAGGCGTACTGGAATGCAAGACAACGCAGAAGCCGATTGACGCAGAGGATCTGCCGCGCCACTGGTTTATCCAGGTGCAGTGGAATCTCGGACTGGCGGAGATGCCGCTCGGCTCTCTCGCTTGGCTCACTCAGGGCAGAGAGTTCGGCTACAAGGACATCGCGTTCGTTCCGGACTTCTACGGCTGGCTCGTGGAAGAAGGGGAGAAGTTCTATCGCGACTGCATCATCGGAGACCGTGAGCCGGAAGCTCGCTGCGTGGCGGACATCCTGACGAAGTTCTCCAGGAGCGCAGCAGAGACTCGCGCTCTTGAGGAAGTCTTCTCCGGAGAGCCGGACAAAGCCGAGAGCATCGCGCTCGCTTGCTCGGAGTATAAGGAAATCAAAGACCAGATCTCCGCGCTGGAAGAGAAGAAAGACGAGCTGGAAGAGCGCATCAAGATGTGCTTCGGAGAAGCTGAAGCAATCTCTTACGGCGGACTGACTCTCGCCACTTGGAAGAGTGCGAAAGACTCGGAGAAGTTTGACGCGAAAGCATTCGCGAAGGACAATCCGGATCTCGCGGCTCAGTACACGAAGTCCGTTTCAGGCTCCAGGCGTTTTCTTGTCAAATAGTGTGCGCTATGGGAATACTATTGGGAAATCTCACAGTTCAAGACTTCGAGCAGCGTCTCGGAATCAAGTTCTCGGACGAAGACCGGAACGCGCTGAAGGAAATGCGCCAAGAGGAAGCGAGCAATCTCCAGCCAGGCAAGATTCACATCTTCGATCTTCCTTTCACTGTCGCTTGCGGAGACTCCGCCACGCAGAAGAAAGTGCTGGATATACTCTACAAGTTCGACACGAGCAAGTTTCCGCCGCTCTCTATCGGAGTCAAATAAACTGTTCAGTTAAAAAATTTGACTGAAAGGCGTACAATATAAGCAGAAAATTCATACATTTGCATATCCTTAAATTCACGGCACTATGGCAAAGTCATCTACAATCAGAGTTTCGCACTCTCAGAATGGACTCTCCGCGAGGAAGTCCGGCGTTTCTTCACGCAGCTCTTGCGTGTCTGCCGTGACGCTTAGGAGTTCTGAGAGTGAGAAACTTTTTGTTTGACTATGGCAACATCAAACGCATTCTACTTTCCTCACGATATGGATGCCGTGAGTGATCCAAAGCTCCAGTCCGTGCTTCGCGTGCGTGGAATGGAAGGAATCGGCGCATATTGGTGCTTGCTGGAGCGTCTCTATCGGCAGAACGGAGTCTTGTTCTTGTCGGAGATTCCGGATATGGCGTGGAGTCTTCATTGTGAAGAATCTCTCCTGGAATCAATCCTCAAGGACTTCGGACTATTCGAGATCCACGGAAACGAAGCGACATCTCGCTCGGCTTCCGAGAGGATCCTCAAAAGAGAAGAGCGCATCCGCAAGAATAAGGAAGCCGGCTCTCTTGGCGGCAAGACTACTCAAAGCAAGCGTTCAGCATCCGTGCCAGCAGATGCTTCGCAAATGCGAGACGAAAGTCAAGCAAATGCTCAAGCAGATGCTCAAGCAAATGCTTCGGCGGATGCTCAAGCAGGAAAGGAAAGGAAAGGAATTGACGCTGGTGTGAGAGATAATGAACATAGTGTAGGTAAAAAGAAGAAAGAGATTGACTATTCATTTGTAGAAGAGGAACTCCGAGAACTATTCAAAGAGTTCGTCAAAATGAGGAAGGAAATCGGACATCCTATCAAAACACAACGCGGCGCGGAAGCTCGCTACGAAACACTATCTCGTCTCTCCGGCGGCAGAATTGAACTCGCAAAGAAGATCATCCAGCAGTCTCTTGACAAAGAGTGGGAAGACTTCTACGAAATAAAGGACAGCAAAGGCAATGGAACTATCAATCGAAGCTCTCATCGCGGAAGTGACTCAGGGTATGTCCCTGACTACTCGAACACGGAGTTTTAACTTTCCGCTGACGCGCCAGCAGACGGAGACGCTGCTGCTCCAGGCATACAAAGCGCAAGTCGCGGCTCGTGGGATGCAGTTCGTGCTGGACGATTCAGTGCGCTACTACATCAGCGAGTTCTCGGACTGGCTGACGGATCCGACTGACAAGTGCTTCATAATGTTCTCCGGCGGATGCGGCTGCGGCAAGACTACTCTCGCGCTGGCGTTCCGAGATATGACGAACGCAATCTGCGACAAGGCGTACAAAGCTCCGGAGTTTCTCCTGAAGGACAAGCCAGTCGAAGTGCAGCGTCAGTACGCGCAACTCGCTCGCTTTCCGCGCGTGTCTCTGAAGACTGCTCAAGAGATAAGTGATGCAGCCAGGCGCAGCCGCGAAGACCGGACTGACGAATACTACGCAATCAAGCGCAGCGCGTTTCTCATCATTGACGATCTCGGATGCGAGCCAGTGGAAGTGAAGAACTTCGGCACATCCGTCACTCCTATCACGGACATCATCTACGAACGCTACGCGGCAATGAAGCCTACAATCATCACTACAAACTTGGACACGCGCCAGATCCGCAGTGAGTACAACGAGCGAGTCGCAGATCGTCTGAACGAAATCTGCCGAGTCATCGGCTACAAGAACGAATCATATCGCAAATCATAAAACAGCAAACGCAATGGACAAGCAACATCTTGAAAAACTCAGGCTTCCTCTTCCGGAAGCACTCGCCGGATTCTTCTTCAAGCACGAAGAGGAAGACGAACACGGCTACTATTCCACTGGCTTCTTCCGCTACAAAGGCAAGAATGTCTTCGTGAACATCGAAGAGGGCAAGTGGCATCTCTCCGCAGACGCGAAGCGCACGCTCGGCTACTACGAGCTGAAGGAGCTTCGATATGTCTTCATTCCGAATCGCTGCTCCGTGGCTCAGATCTTTCCGCCGCGCGAAGAGTTCGTGAATGTCAATGTGAACTGCTTCCACTTGTACGAGATAGACTCTGACGGAGCAATGGAAGCCGCCGCCGATTCAATCGTGGCATTCCGCCAGGGGATTGACCGCGCTGTCAAGGCTCTTCAGAAAGCAGTGGACAATCCGAAGAACGCGGACAAGGATATGGACTTCTTCAAGGGCAAGCTCGGCGCATACAAGGAAGTCGGAAAGATTATGGATGAAATGTTTTTCAAAAAACCGGAATAAAATGGAACGGATCAACTTCAAAAGAAACTTTAAGCTCTTCGCCGCTTGTGAGAAGGCGGCAGAACTCTCAATATGTCACGACTACGAGTTTGTCTATCTGCTGAACGGCTACGCATACGCATCCGATAGACATATTCTCGTCCGGATTCCTCTGAGCGTCTGCACGACATTCGATCCGGAAGACATTGCGAAGCTGGACAACATCCGGATCCACGCTTCTCTTCTGAAGACGCTATATGGATTCAATGTAGTTTCAATCAAGGAAGACTATGATGCAGTCGGAGATACATACGAAGAACTCCAGCCGCGCCACTTCGTTCAGCTCACTGCGGAGCGCGAAGGAAATCAGATCAGCGTCAAGCTCTACAAAATAGACAAGCATCCGAACTTTGAAGAAGTCCTGAAGATTGACGGAGACCGCGAGCCAATCAAGTCTCTCGGAGTCCGAGCGAAACTTCTCGGCACGCTCGCCGATGCTATGGGAAGCTCCACTATCAAGATGCGCTTCACTCAGGCAAATCGCAAAGTCTTCATTCAAGATATGGATGACGCAGAGAACTCATCAATCGGACTGATTATGCCAGTGATCGTGGATGAGCCGCTGCCAGGCTTTGAAGACTGATATGGAAGCAATCTGCAACAACTGCCGTCATTTCCGTCAGACGGAGATGCGCGAAAGGGACGGCTCTATCGTCACTGTCGGATATTGCCACGCAATCAGTTCGTTTCCGTACCGGACTCCGGACTGCACTTGCCGGCGATTCCACTACAACGAACAAAAAGCAATCCAGCAATGAAACTCCGCGTCTTCACGGCATTCAGCGGCTATGACTCGCAGTGTATGGCACTCCAGCGCATCGCGGAGCGTCATCCGGACTTCGAGTTCGAGCTTGTAGGCTGGAGCGAGATCGAGCGCAATGCAATCGCCGCGCACGATGCTGTCTTTCCGCAGTGGCGTGACCGGAACTACGGAGACATCTGCGAGATTGACTGGACGAAAGTGCCGGACTTCGACTTGTTCACATACTCTTCTCCGTGTCAGGACTTCAGTCTTGCCGGCGTTCAGAGGGGGGGGCAAGAAGGAAGTGGAACTCGCAGTTCTCTTCTTTGGGAATGCCGCAGAGCGATTCTCGCAAAGCGTCCGCGCTTCCTCTTGCTGGAGAATGTCTCGAATCTCGTCAGCGAGAAGTTCATCAAGACTTTCTCCAAGTGGGAGCAAGAACTCGCTTCGTATGGCTATGACAACTACTACAAAGTGCTTAACGCGAAGGACTACGGCGTGCCGCAGAATCGCGAGCGAGTCTTTCTCGTCTCGTTTCTCCACAGCCAGATCTTCAACTTTCCGAAGCCAGTTCCGCTGGAGCTGCGGCTCAAGGATGTGCTTGAAGACAAAGTCGCGGAACGCTACTATCTCTCCGAGAAGGCAATCGCCGGACTGCTCGAACACAACGAAAAGCACGAAGCTCGCGGCACTGGATTCCTCTTCAAGCCGAAGGATATTTCCGTCAATGGGGGGGGGTACGCCAACTGTATCGCAACGAAGCCAGGCTACGAGACTGGAACATACATCCTCTGCTCGGATCATCCAAGTGGCGAAACTGAGCAGCTCGCAGAACAGCGTCATCGTGGATCCGGAAGGAATCTCTCCGACAATCTGCAACGGCGCAAAGGACGGAATGCCGAAAATCGCTGAAGTGGATGTAGTCGCGAGAGTGAACGCTTCGCAAGACGGCAAGATTGTCAGTCCGGACGGCATAGCTCCGGCTCTCTGCGTGGGACACTACAATGTGACGAAGATAATCGAATTTGATGAAGACTGATGAAACGATATGCCTGAACTCCAAAGTGAACGGAAGACAGCCGTCCCTGGAGCATCGCATCTATTCCGTGGAAGGATGCGCTCCGGCACTGACTACCGGCTTTCACTATCTCATCGCAATCGGGGGGGGCAGATAGACACTAAAGATATGGAAACACTCAGAATCAGGGAAGCAACCGTGAAAGGATTCACGGAAGTCCAAGAGGGCGGACTCTTTGACGCATCATATCCGCAGTCGAAGACTCGGCGCGGAAGGGTGCAAGGAGAGAACGGCGAGCTGTGTCCGACTCTCACTACGCACGGAGACCGGATATGCCGCTTTGAAGGATCTGACGGACGCACGATGCGAATCCGCCGTCTGACGGAGCGCGAATCGTTCCGGCTTATGGGAGTGCGCGACTCGGACATCGATCTCATTCAGGCGGCGGAGTTCGAGATCGAGAGCAAGGGCAAGACTCGCGTCAGTCGGATCTCTTCGACTCAGCAATACGCAATCGCCGGAAACAGCATTGTCGTGGATGTGCTTGACGCAATCTTCGAGAATATGTTCTATCCGGTCAGGGAAGAAGGACAACTCTTCTGACTATGAACTACGCATCGAACTTCTTCTTCCGCGCTTCTATGATGAACGCGCAGATATGGGATCTCCGGCTGCGGCTGGAGAGAGAACGAAACACTCAAGACTATGGCAACGATAACAATCGAAGTGACTCAGACTCCGGAAGGAGCATACAAGTTTGAGTTTGACGAGCGGCAGCGTCCGCTCCTGACGCTCGCGCTGGGACTCGGAGAGGGCGCGCTCTGCGACTCGTGTCTCACTGGCGCGGCTATGCGCTACTGCATCTCGCCGTCACGCGAGAAGTGGCTCTCGGACTTCTTCGCCAATGCGGAGAAACTGAACGAATCAATCCGCAACGAAGAGCGGAAACTGCGTGCCGCGAAGACGGACATCGGCTTCGGCATCAAGAAGAAACTCAGCTGATGAGCCGGAAGAGCGACATACTTGCGCTGCGCAACCGCATCGTCTTCCACATCGCTCGGCTCTACGGCGTGGAGACTGCGGCGATTCTCGGACGCAGCCGCGCGACTCCGCTTGCGGACTGCCGCGTGCTGCTCGCATACGCGCTCTCTCAAGAAGGCTACACGCGCACTGAAGTCGGAGATGCTCTCGGAAGGGATCACTCCAGCATCACTCACTGCGTCCAGCTGGCGGAGAGCCGCATCGGATTCGTAGGCTGGAAGGACTTCACGCACAAGTGGAACGAGCTGGAGAAGGAGATCTGGGCGGACAAGGATGCCGCCGCAGCGTTCCGCGCCAGGCTCGTGAAAGACTCCGCTCCAGCCGGAGAGATAATACTGAACACATTCATCATCAAATCACTTAAAGACCAAAGCAATGGCAAACAAGATTCAAGTCAAAATTGACGCAATGAAGATTCGCGGCGCATTCCAGTGCCGGATCCAGGGACGCACGGCAGCGAAGCAGTGCATCTGCATTCCGCTCGAACACTTCTATCACGGAAAGGACGGAGCGGAGTATCTTGACTTCGTAGGCTACGAGGATGAGCGGCAGAGCTACGGAAGGCTGTACTCGCTGAAGCAGTCGCTCAATCGCGAAGAGTACGAGCAGCTCAAGGCTTCCGGCGAGCAGCTGCCGTTCTGCGGAGACATCAAGCGTCTCGAAAGCCAGCAGCGCACTCAGGCTCCAGGAGCGGAGACCGCCGCGCCAGCGGAAGCGGAGAGTCCGGCTCTCGCAGCTCTCCGAGACGATAGTGACGATCTTCCGTTCTGACGCGCGAGAAATGGCTCAGAAACGCACAACTCGCGTCCGAGTGAGGAAGACATCCAGCCGAGTGATGAAAGCCGTGCAGATCGAAGGAGAAGCGCGGCTGGCGCAGAGCGGCGGAGACTTCTTCACTCTCTTTGTTCGTCAGCAGCTCGGAGCAGTCTGCCTGAAGGAACTCCAGTTCGATGAGCATCGCAAGTTCCGCTTCGACTACGCGCTGCCGGACTACAAGCTCGCGATAGAGATTGACGGCGGCATTTGGCAAGAGGGCGGCGGAAGGCACAACCGCGCATCCGGCTGGCTCGTGGATCAGGAGAAACTCAATCTCGCAGTCTCGCAAGGCTGGCGGATTCTGCACTTCACTCCGCAGCAGCAGAACACTATGAAAACACTGGACATCATCCGCGACTCTATGCGCTTCCGGAGCGTGGAAGTTCAGGCAAATGAAAATTTACCAAAATAAATGCTTATGATATAAGCAAAAATATCTTAACTTTGCAGAAAATGGGAAAGAAACGCAACATTGTCAGTCTCGCTCCGAAGATGAACTTCTTCCAGCGGCTGATTTGGAAGTTCCGCTACAATCACACTCCGCAAGTGATGATTGTCCACAAGACTGGCTTCACTTGGCAAGTCTTCACGAGAGTCAATTCAAAGGGGACTTGGATGTTCCGCGAGACTCTCAAAAACAAGAAGGCTGCTCAGGCGATGCAGTATGTGAGAGCTAACTACAAGCAGTATGTCTTCTATATGCCGGAGACCGCTATGGAAAACGCTGCCAAAGCACTGAACAAGTAAGACGATGAAGAAGTACGAACACAATCCGCGCACTTGGACGAAGAAGCAAGTGCAGCAGCTCCGGAAGTCAATGCTGGAGCTTGGCGATTTGTCCGGCATCGTTCACGATCTGAACTCAGACCAGATCATCGGCGGCAACTTCCGCTCCGATATAATGGACATCAACAAGTGCGAGATCGAAATTGTCAAGCAGTATGATGTTCCGACTCCGCAAGGCACTGTCGCAATCGGCTTCGTAACCTGGAACGGCGAGAAGTTCAACTATCGCCAAGTCCGCTGGACGAAAGAGCAGTGTGACCGTGCTTGCATATCCGCCAATGCTATGGGCGGAGACTTTGACTACGATGAACTCGCAAACTACTTCTCCGAGTACGATCTGGAAGAGTTCGGACTGGACTTGTGGAAACCGGAAGAAGCGAAAGAGGAAAAACCGCCGAAAGACAAGCCGATCTCTCTTCAGATCAACTTCGCTTCCGAAGGCGAACGGACTCGCTTCATAGTGCTGATGCAAGAGCAGCTGGAGAAAGATTTTGACTGCGAGTTCAAAGCATAGCAATTGCGACACATTTGCGACACTGGATATGGCATTTGAGAAAGGCAACAAAGACGGCAAGCAGTTCAACTCTGAGTCCGCGAAAAAGGCTCAGAAGAAAGCCGTGCGCAATCGCTACAAGAACAAGCACGGACGCGAACTGCTTCTGATGCTGCTCCAGCGCAAGTGTGACTTCGCTGATGTTGCTGACGCTCTCAAGAAGTACGGCTTCACGGAAGCTGAACTGACGAATGAAGTCGCTCTCTACGAGCGGCAAATGGAGCGCGCAATGCGGAAAGGAGACACGAAGGCGTTCACGGCAGTGATGAAGACTGCCGGACTGATGACGGAAGAGACTCACGCAGTCCAGGAGACACACATCAAGCTCTCTCCGCTCACGAAGGAAGAAGCGGCTCAAATGAAGCAGATGTTCGATGAAGACTTTTGATTCATATTCTCCGAAGGAGCTTCAGTATCTCCAGGCACGCTGCTATCACGGCGTGCTTGACTTTACACGCATAGGCTTCCAGTTCGAGAATCGTCAGAAGTTCATCGTCGGCGAGCATCACAAGCTCATCGCATCCGCGCTGGACGATGTCATCTCCGGCAAGTGCAACCGTCTCATCGTGAACATCGCTCCGCGCTACGGCAAGACGGAACTCATCTCGAAGAAGTTCATAGAGTACGGCTTTGCGCTGAATCCGCGCTGCAAGTTCATCCTCTTGTCCTATTCCGATGATCTGGTGCTGGACAACTCCAAGAGCATCAACGAAGCGATGCGCTCGGACTGGTATCAGGCGTTCTTTCCGGAGACCGTAGTCAGCGGAACTGCCGCGAAGATGTGGAAGACCACTGCCGGCGGCGGACTGTACGCAGTCTCCAGTGCCGGACAAGTGACCGGATTCGGAGCTGGACAAGTGGAGAGCGATGTCGTGACGGATATGGATCTGCCGGACGGAATGCTGGCGGAAGGATCTCCGGAAGCGTTCGCCGGAGCGATTGTCATTGACGATCCGCTCAAGCCGGAAGACGCACTCTCCGACATCGTCCGCGAGAGAGTCAATTCTCGCTTTGAAACGACAATCCGCTCTCGTGTGAACTCTCGCCGCACTCCGATTATCATTGTGATGCAGCGGCTGCACGAACACGATCTCTGCGGCTATCTCCAGGAGACTGAGCCGGACAAGTGGCGCGTGCTTTCTCTGCCGTGCATCTCTTACGATGAGAACGGAAACGAGAAGGCTTTGTGGGAGTTCAAGCACAGCGTGGAAGAGCTGCGCGAACTGGAGCGCGTCAATCCGTTCGTCTTCGAGACGCAGTATATGCAGAATCCGAAACCGCTCGAAGGTCTGATGTATCAGCCGTTCCGAACATACGATGTGCTTCCGACTGGAGCGTATCGCATCAAGAACTACACTGATACGGCGGACACTGGCGCGGACTATCTCTGCTCGATCACATACGCGGAGTTCGACACGGCAATCTATGTGCTGGATGTGCTGTTCACGAAGAAGCCAATGGAGTACACTGAGCCGGAGACTGCGAGGATGCTCACGCGGAACGCAGTCGTGTCTTGCATCGTGGAATCGAACAACGGCGGACGCGGCTTCAGGCGCAATGTGGAGAGATGCTGCCGTGAACTCGGAAACAATATGACGCGCTTCACGGACTTCACGCAGACGGCGAACAAGCAAGTGCGCATCTTCTCCCACAGTGCGGAAGTGAACAATCTCGTCTTCTTTCCGTCCGGCTGGGACTATCGCTGGAGAGACTTCTACAACGCGATTACATCATACCGGAAGGAAGGGCGGAACGCGCACGATGATGCGCCGGACGCACTGACCGGACTCGTGGAACATAGAGACTCGCGGCAGAGCAGCCGCTTCTCAAGGACATAATGACAATTTTGACACTTTGACACTATGACACTACTGGAAAAGATCCAAGCAATCGCGGCAACTGCGTGTCCAGGCTATCACTTCGTCTTCGAGACATCTCGGATGATGAATGTGGAAGCCGATGACGCTCCGTTTCCGTGCGTCTTTATGGACGAATACTACGAGAGCGGCTATCAGTTCCGCTACGGCTGGAAGCGCACTGCGCGGCTGGAGCTGTCGTTTATGAAGCTCGCCGAGATGCACTGCGATGCCGTGGAGCGCGAAGCTCTGCGAGACGAGATCCGCGAAGAAGCTGTCAAGCCGTTCTTGACTGCGCTGGAATCATCCGGCTACTTCGAGAGCATTCAGACTATCGGCGCAGCAATCTCTTCTCCGAACGAGCCGCCGCGCTTCGATGCGAATGCCGTCTCCGTCTTCCTGAGAATGAATGTCACATTCCGTGACTGCTCTCCAGCTCCAGCTCCGACTCCCACTCCAACTCCGAATCCCTCTGAAAATTGACAGCAGTATGTCAAAAATCGTCCTTCATAGAATCAACTTCGAGAGCCGCGACTTCACATACGGAAGCCGCATCGCTCTCGGAGACATCTTCGGCGCAAGCGGAGTGACGGAGTATGGAATGCTCAAGAACGCATTCCGCGAACTGTACGGCTTCTCCGCCAGGCTGCTTCCAGTGCGCTGGAGAGTTAAGGCTTTCAATCACATCATCGCCGGACTGACATCGTGGATCGAGAAGGAGCAGAAGATGCTCCAGTACACTCCGTCCAGCGATGAACTCGCAGCCGGCGTGAAGGAGCTTGGAGAGAAAGTCGGAAATATGGCAACAATCAAGGCTCTCGCGAAAGCGTACAGCAAGGATCCGGACGAGATTCTTGAGTGGGACTATGCAAAGGTCTTCGGCATCCTCTACACGGATCTCGAAGAGCGCAAGTATGAAACGAAACTAAACAAGCGAATCTATGGCAGATCTGGCTCTCACAAATTCGGCAATTGAGTCCGTGTTCCGCAGTGCGCTGGAAGAGTGCATCGCGCAGATACGCTCCAATTCCAAAGCAGCCGAACAAGTCGCAACCGGCAAGACGCTGCGCTCTCTTGAGTGGCGGCTGGAAATGGTCGGAAACGACTGGATTGCTCAGATTCTCGGACGCAAATACTTCGGCGCGCTGGAGACCGGACGCGGCGTGTATCAGGGCGGCAAGGCGGACATCAAGGCGTTCAACGATGCGCTCGTGGAATGGATGCGCGCTCGCGGCATACACTCCGAGATGAACGATGAGCAGCTCCGGCTGGAAGCGAATCGTCTCCGCTGGTACATCAATCGCTACGGCACGCAGCTCTATCAGAAAGGCGGACGCAAGGACATCTTCACTCCGGCAGTGCAAGGCTTTATGGAGACGCTCCAGCAGCAGCTCATCTTCTTCTTCCAGCACGAAGTCGCTGATATGTTCACGAAAGGATTCCAGGGATTCGGCAACTCCGAACTCTCCGTTCAAACGCAATAAAGACAATTCGCTATGTATAATCTTCTTCGCTCCAACTATCTGAACGCATTCACAACTGCGGACAAGGCTGCGGACAACGCTGCCGGCGGAGTCGCGCTGTGGGACTTGCCGGACGAGATGCGCCGCGCGTTCAATCCAATCATTCTCACTCGCACGAAGTATCTGCATCTGATTCGCGGATCCTACGAGCCGTCATACTCTCCAGTGCCGAACTACATCAAGCGGAAGAACGCTACGACAATAGAGTTCGATGTCGCACTGACATCCAGCATCCGCGTCTGCGTGAAGCTGACGAATGACTCGTATGCAGTCGCGACAGTGGGATCCGGACGCACGGACTGGACATTCACTGGACTGCTCTATGACATCGTGGAAGTGACCGGAGTGTCGTTCGACACAACGCTCACTGCGGCGGACTATGACAAGTTCAAGAACTACATCAGCGACAACTCTCAGATCTTCGTCCGTGGCGGCTTCGCATATCAGGACGCGAATTTTATGTGCAGCGTCTCCGGAGATGTTCTCTACAAGAACACGGAAGTGGACTCCTACGGCATCAATGTCTACAAGACTGACGGCTCGTATGTGCGTCTCGTGGCGGACAGCTGCTACGGCGTGACGAAGTATGATGTCGCAGCCGTAGTCAAGAGCTGGTTTAACAAGGAGCTGGCGGAGTTCGGAGCGGACAACATAATGACGGACAAGGCTCTCTCGATCCGCTACAAGCTGACGATTGCCGGAACGACATACACTTTTCTCGCCGTGAACGCAGTCGCTCAGATAGGAGAAGACTCCAATATGGCGGACTACGATGAGCAAGTCCTGACGAAGTTCTCTCGCATTGACTACTACGAAGGCTATCCGCTGGACTACGCGATTCTCGTCTCCAGCACTGGCGAGACTCAGTATGAACTCGGAGAACTGACTCCACTCTCCGTCTCTCGCGTGCGCATTGACAATGCGGCAGTCGAACTGTGGACGGAGAACGATGACGAGAACATCGAAGACGAGAACGGCAACATCATCTACATTCTGCCGAAGTGCGACATTCCGGTCTATGTGCATTGCAATCCGCGCAAGCCGTTCTATGTCCGCTGGATCAATCAGCTCGGCGGCGTGGACTACTTTATGTTCGCACGCCAGCAGAAGCACTCTCCGTCCGTCAAGTCCGTCAGTACATACGAGAAGTTCGTGGAGAGTCCGCTGAACGCCAAGACGAACTCCAAAGCCTATTCTCTCACTACGGCGAACGACATCACTGTCGGAGCGGAGCTGCTGAACGAGACGGACTTCCAGGCTCTTCGCTGGATCGCATTCGCTCGCAAGATTGAACACTGGGACGAGAAGCTCGGCAAGTGGATTGAACTGAGCGTCTCCAAGTTTGACGGATCCTACAACACGAAGAACGAGACGCACACTGTGGAAGTGACATTCTCGCTTCCGAACATCAATGTCCAATACTGATGCGCTATGAAGGAGCAATTCTATATCAACGGCATTCTAATGGATCAGGCGAGCGGCAAGTCCGCTTCGCTTGTGTATCAGTCTCCGTTCTTCACGGATATAGACTCAATCGTCAGCAACCGCACGAACAGCGTGGACTTTCCCACTACGGAGAACAATCTCCAGGCGATTCAGCTGGCGCAGCTCTCCGCCGGCACGAGCAAGTTCGCGTATCGCAAGCACACTGCGCTCTACTTCCGTGACGGAGTCCAGATCTTCTCCGGATTCGGCACGCTCCTGAGCATCACTCCCACTGTCATCAAGTTCTCGTTCACTTGGGGGAATGTCAATGCGTTCAAGAAGCTGCTGGACATCAAGCTGCGCGACTTGCAGACGGATGTGGACTATGTAAACTGGAACGACACGGCAATCGTGAACGATGCGCACTATCCTACGAATGTGCTGTATCAGAAGCGCGGCTACAACGGCACGCTCTATAAGACTGTCGGACACACACATCCGGTGCTGAAGGTCTCGGACATTCTCACGCGGCTGTCTTCGGCTTCCGGCGTGACATTCGTGGGAAGCAACGCATTCAGCAAGCTCGCGATTCCGATTCTCTTCCGCAAGGCTGACGAGAAGGCGAAAGCCGCTCAGGGAATCAATCTCATCTCCGGAGACAAGGAGATGAGCGCAATGTCTTATCAGAACAAGTGGACTTTCGGCTGCGACACTGGAGCTGGAGACCGTGACATCAAAGAGCAGTACGATGACACCGGCAACTGCTTCGATGTGACGGACTATAACAAGATCCGGATCGTCCTGAAGGGCGGCACGAAGTTCAAGACATACCGGACTGCGCCGTCCCACATTCCGACAATGGTGCGCGGCATCAATGTCTACGCCACTGACGAGTATGGCAACATCGGCGCGCTCATCCAGCAGCTGCGAATGGACTGGAATGACTTGACTGCGGACAAGAGCCGCGTGCAATACTCCGTCTCCGAAGACAAGACATACGACATTGACTTGAACTGGCAGAGCGGCGGCAACACTGGCAAGTACAACTACATCCAGCTCGTGCCGATGATTCTCGGCAACGCATACACTTGCTCCGTCTACGATGTGGACATTGACATAGACATCATCTGCGACTACGATCAGGATCAGGAGCTGCTCTATCCGAGCATCTATCCGCTCTACTCGAATCTGCCGGACTGGACTGCGTCTCAGCTGCTGAAGAATCTGATGAAGATTGCCGGAGTGTTCGCCGTGTGTCCGGATAGTGAGACAATCAAGTTCGTCAGCATTGATGCGCTCTACAACAACCGGAACATCGCGCTGGACTGGACGGACAAGCTGATGCTCACGGAAGGCTCGAAGCCGGAAGAAATCTCTCCCACTTTCGGACAGTACGCGCAGAACAATATCTGCAAGTGGGCGGAAGACACAACGAATCTGATGACTTTCAACGGCGCGCTTGTCGTGGAGAACGAGACGCTCGAAGCGGAGAAGGATCTCTTCTCGCTGGACTTCGCCGGAAGCGATTATTCCGTGATCGGAGACAGCGAAACGCTGCGCATCAACTGCTATGCCGTCAATCCGAACGGAGACGAGCCGGCGGAGATGTTTTCGGAAATCACTCCGCACATCTTCGAGATGACCGGACGATATGCTCGCTTCTCCGCGCTGGACTTCAGGAACATCTCTTACGGAGCGTATCGCACATATCAGCAGACGATCCGCCAGCCGCGAGTCCTGAAGGCGCGTGTGCAGACGGATGTGCTTGACTTGAAAGATCTGGACTTGTCAGTTCCGGTCTATTCGTTCGCGCTCGGACACTACTACGCAATCAACAAGCTCACAACGAAAGACGGCTATGTCGCAGATGTGGAACTGCTCCAGCTCGGAAGTCTTGACACATCCAGCCAGGAAGAGCCGACATCCGAGAACACGGACAACAATCTGCAAGTGCTGCGCGATGAACTCGGCAACTACTACGCTTCAATTCCGTCCCTGACTGGAGCGGCTCTCAACAACATCATCGCGGATGACAACTATCGTGTCGTGCTGCTCCGCTACGGCTACGCCAGGCGCGGCAAGACATTCCAATACTACGACTCGCGTCACGACTTGATCTGGAGTCACGCGCATCGCAATCGCTTCTACAAGAATGACCGCAAAGGACTCCAGTGGCGCATCATCGGCTACGACATTCTCTACGAAGGGCATCAAGGCGCGCACTCGCAGCAAGTCAAGACTGGCTACTACAACGGCAGTACGCTCGTGTTCCGGCTGAAGGAGTCTATCTCGCTGCCGCCGCTCCGGACGGATCAGAAGTGGTTTGTGACGAGAGACGGACACATCCGCGAGCGTTCTTGTGACGGTCAGAACGACTTGTATGTCGCGCTCTATCACAAGGAGAGTGGAAAGTGGGTGCGAGTGAGCAACATAGTCCAGGTGCGTGGACGCAACAGTGACCGAACAATGATATGGGAGTTTGAGGAAAGCAACATCATCTTCTCGGCACTGGCATAAAAAAAGAGCTACACTTGCTCTCCGAAAAGATCAGGTGTAGCAGCCTCCGACAAAGACGGCGCACGCCCCTCACGGGACTCCTTATGGCACAAAGGTACGAAGAATTTTTAATATCGCAATACTATGGCGGACGAAACTAAACAAACTTTGCTTGAAGTCAAGCTGAATCTCTCTGACGCGATTCAGGAAATGGCGCAGTATCAGCAGTCAATTGATGATATTGCGATAGAGATGCAGAAGCTGACTGCGCAGTACAAGAACGGCGAAATCACTCGCCAGCAGTACAATCAGGATATGATCCGTCTGAAGGAGACGCAGAAAGCCTACCGGAAGGAGATGAACGAGCTTTCTCGCGTCACGCAGAATCAGATCATCGCGCAGCAGAAATACGAAGGCACTCTGAAAGGGATGTGCGCCGAGCTTTCCGTGGCGAAGGACAAGCTCCGCGCGATGAAGACTACGGATCCAGGCTGGGAAGAGCAGCGCGAGTATGTGGACAAGCTGAACGCCAGCATCAAGGAGATCGAGCAGAGCTACGGAGTTTATCAGCGCGATGTCGGACACTACCGGACGGAGCAAGAGAAGACGAAAGAGCAGATTGCCGAGACAATCGAAAAGATGCGTGAACTCATCGCCACTCATCGCGAGTCTTCTCCGGAGATGCAGAAGTGTTCAGAGGATCTCGCGAACTTCAACAATGCGCTCCAAAATGAGACGAAGAACGGACTGGACTCCGCGACTCAGGCTACCGCCGGACTCATCGGCGTGATGACGATTCTCGGCAACTCCTTCAACGATGACACGGAGAAGAGTCAGAAGATGCAGTCGCTTATCAAGGCTCTCGGCGTGGGAATGTCCGCACTGGCTATCGCTACGAAAGTCTATCAGGCTGCGCAGAAGTCCGGACTGCTCACTCGCATCGCTACGAACGCGCAGATAAAGATTGCCACTGCTGCTCTGAAGCAAGAAGCCGCCGCCGAAGCCGGAAGCACTGTGGCAACAGTGGCGCACAAGACGGCTCAAGACGCGCTGAACGCTTCGATGCTCGCGAATCCTATTATGCTCATCGTGGCGGCAGTCGCTCTGCTCGTAGCCGGACTGACGGCTCTCGTGCTGTGGCTCGTCCGCTCCACTGATGCGCAGAAAGCCGCCAATGCCGCCGCGAAGGAGTACGAGAAGCAGACGGCTCTCTCGGAAGACGCTATCGCTTCGCTGGACGCTGCCGAGAAAGCTCGCGCTATCAATCTGCAAGCCGCTTATCAGAGGGAGCTGAAGGCGATGATGCAGAACGGCGCATCGCAAGAAGCGATTGACAAGAAGAAAATGGAAATGGAGAACGAGCTTCTCCGTCTCACGATAGAGTCCACGCAGAAGAAAATGGAAGAGCAGAAGAAGGAGATGGCGGCTGCTCTTGCAAACTGGAAGGCGCAAGACCGTCTTGCGCGTGAACTCATCCGCACGAAAGGCGAGGATGCCAAGAAGACGAAAGAGCAAATCAAGGCGGCGCAAGAAGCGCATCAAACCTATCTGAACATCCTCAATGCCTACAATGATTCCGTCAAAGCCGTCAATGACGCGCAGTTCTCTATCATCTCGAACTCTTACTCTCGCCGCCAGGCTGCTGCGGATAAGGCATACGAGCGCGCGATGCGCCAGCTGGAACACATAGACAAGCGCAGGCAAGAAGCACTCAAGCGTGCCGCCGTCTATGAGTATGACTACACGAAGAGCGCGGAAGAGAACGCGGAAGCTCGCTGGAAGGCGGCTATGCTCTACGAGCAGCGCGTGTTCAACGCGAAGCAGAAGTTTGAGAAGGATAAACTCGATCTTGAACTGAGCAGTCACAAAATCACGCAAGAGCAGTACGACCAGGCGATGAAGGAAATGGCTTCCGAGCAAGCCACTTTCCTCAAGCAGCAAGCGGCGGACATCGCCGAGCATCAGCGCACGCTCCTGGAGAACGCAATCCAGCTCGCCGGCGGCAAACGCTTGGAAGACTTGCTCTCGGAGATGCACGATCAGTTCACGGCTGCTCGCGAAGCAATCAATCAGGATCTGAATCTCTCCGATGAAGAGCGCGCGTTCTATCTCGAAGAACTGGCGCAGCGTGAAGCGGATGCCGAGCGCAAGATTCGGCTGGACAACGAGAAGCAAATCTCCGACAACATCAAGCGCATCGTGGACGATCTCTACAAGTATGATGAACGCCAGTTCTCCGCAGAGGAAACGGAGCGCATCGCACTGGAGATCGAGACTCAGAAGCGCATCATCGCCGAGCGCAAAGCCGCCGGACTGAACACTGTGGCGGAAGAAGCGAAACTGAATCAGCTGGAGCTTCAGATGCGCGCCGCGACTCTTGACAAGGACTATCAGCTCGCGTGGAAGAATCAGAAGAAGCAGTATCAACTTCAGAAGAAGTATCTCGAAGACGAGATTGCTCTCTATGCCGAAGGCACTGCGCAGCGTGCGGCTCTTGAGCAAGAACTGGCGGAACTGACAGTCCAGTACAACGAGCAGAAACTCGAATCCGCGAAGGAGTATGCGTCTCAGGCAACGGAAGTGTTCTCGCAGATGAACTCTCTGATGTCCGCTATGGAAGAGCGCACGACTTCGCAGTACGAGAAGGACAACGCGGACAAGAAGAAGTCGCTGGACGCTCGTCTGAAAGCCGGACTCATCTCGCAGAAGCAGTACGACAAGCAGTCTGCGGAACTTGACGCGGAGCTGGACAAGAAGAAAGCCGAGATTGCACGCAAGCAAGCGATCCGCGAGAAGGCTCTCTCCGCGATGCAGATTGCAATCAACACTGCCGCCGCAATTATGAAGATCTGGGCGGAAGTGCCGAAAATGGACTTCGGCGTTTCCACTGGCGTGCTGACGGCTCTTGCCGCAGCAACCGGAGCAATCCAGCTCGCAGCAGTGCTGGCGCAGCCGCTTCCGACTGCTCGCATCGGCGGTCTCGTCCAGGGCGGCACTCACGAGCAAGGCGGCGTGCTTGTCAATACCGAAGGCGGCGAGCGCATCATCGCAAAAGACGCGAGCGCGGCATTTCCGGAGCTGCTGAATCTCATCTCGTACATCGGAAAGCACTCCAGCGTTCCGGACACTGGCTACGCGGCTGCGATGCTCGGATCCAGGAGCCAGGAGACAGCAGTGGACGGCACTCCGATTGACTACGACATACTCGCGCAGAAGATAGGCGAGCAAGTGAGCGAGTCTCTCCGGCTCAATCCGCCGCGAATCGCAGTCGATCAGTACGAATCCGCACACGGAGAGTATGTCAGAATAGAAGACACGGCTAAACTCTAACACTCGGAACGATGACCGTCTACGAACTCGCAACAAGCATTCCGCTGGAGCAGCGAAAGATGATGACTGATGCCGGCATCTTGAACGCTTCGGCGGAACGCTACGTCTCTATCTACGAAAAATTCCTTCAACTCCAGGCTCGCGGAGTGTCAAAAATGGAGTCATACGCGGAAGTGTCGCGAGAGTGCTTCACTTGCGAGGAAAATGTCCGGAAAGTCATCCAAAAAATGCAGAAGGAAGTGTGATTCCGGAGTGTGGGAAGAAGATTTACCAACAAAATTCAGTTTTAATCCGTTAATTTTGCACTGAAACGCTTATAGTATAAGCAAAATCGCGATTTTTATATGATTACTATCAAGCTCCACAATGTCATCGCCAACGAAGACAATCGCTGGTGGTATTGCTGGGATGAAAATGACGATGTTTTCTCGCTGGAAGCACTTCAGCGGCTCTTTGAGCAGCATCCGGACGAGAAGGACTGGAAGTTCAACATCCACTGTCCAGGCGGCGAAGTGGAAGAAGGTCTCGCGATCTACGACTTTCTCCGCACATCCGGCAAGAACATCTATATGAATATAGAAGGCGCGTGTCACTCTATGGCAGTGACGCTGCTTCTCGCCGCGCCGAAGGAGAATCGCTCTGCGAATCCGAACTGTCTCGCTCTCATCCACAAAGTTTTCGGCTGCGCATACGGCGGAACTGCTGACGATCTGGAAGCAGCCGCCGAAGAGACTCGTATGCTTCAGAACAAGATTCTGAACATCTACGCAGACCGGACGGACAAGAGCTTTGACGAACTCCAGGAGATAATGAACGAGCAGAAACAGCGCACTGCTCAGGAGCTGCTCTCGTGGGGATTCATTTCCAAGATCAATTCTTACAACACAAACTACAAACATTCAAAAACTATCGCTATGAACATCAAGCAAATCAAGGAGTCCGCCAATGCGCTTCTGAACAAGATCGGCGCACTGCTCGGCGGCTCGCACGCGAACTATGAGTTCGTGGATGCTGAAGGCAAAGTGTTGTTCACTACGGAAAGCGAGTCCGATGAGCTTGAAGTCGGAATGGCTGCAACTCCGGACGGAACATTCGTCATCGCAGACGGCAGAACTGTGACTATCGCAGACGGAGTCATCACTGACATCCAGGAAGCCGCCGGCGAGGAAGGCGAAGGCGAAGGCGGAGAAGCTCAGAATCACGAGTTCACTTCCGAAGACGGCACTGTGCTGTTTACTACCGAAAGCGAGAGTGACGAGCTGGAAGTGGGAATGAGCGCGTCTCCGGACGGCGAGTTCACTCTTCCTGACGGACGCACTGTCGTGATTGCCGAAGGCGTTATCACTGAGATCCGCGATGCGGAAGAGGAGTCCGAAGAAGTGGCGAATCTCCGCCAGGAGAACGCACAGCTCCGCGAGACTCTCGCCGAAGCTCAGAATCTCATCCGTGAGATGCAGAAGAACATCAAGAGCAACTATGTCCCTGGAAACCGCGTGTCCAGCACGCAGTCCAACAAGGGCAACAAGCAGCTCACGCGCGAAGAGCGCAAGAACGCTGTGAAGGAAGCTCTTCATCCGACTAAGTAACTCAAATCAAAATCAACTACTACTATGGCAAGTATTGTTTCTTTCAGCGCGTTCTCGTTTACTGCCGAGCAGATTCGAGACATCAATGAGCTTGTCTTTGACGAGCTTCTCCACGCTCCTGACATCAACTTCATTCATCAGATGTTCTCCGGCATCGTCTACGACAAGGAGATCGGATTCATTTCCGGTGCTGGACTCGTAGGTCAGGCTGGTCAGGGGTGCAATCCCACAGCTCAGAGCTGGGCAATCAGCACTCGCAAAGTCACTTGGACTCCGAAGGAGTGGGAAGTGTTCGTGAGCGAATGTGCCGAAGATCTGAAGTCCACTGCCGCCGTCTATGCTCTTAACAAAGGCACTCGCGTGGATGATCTGACCGACACTGACTATATGGCAATCGTAGTGAAAGTTCTCGCTGATGCAGTGAAGGACTTTATGTATCGTCTGATCTGGTTCAACGATACCAACGCAGCCAATGTCAGCGCATCCGGCATCATCACGAACGGCGTTTCCGTGAACTACTTCAACATCATTGACGGTCTCTTCAAGCAGCTTGAGACTGCCGTCTCCGGCGGCGCGCCCACTGTTGCTATCTCCGCAAACGCTGCCGTCACTAAGGCTGCGCAGCTCTCCGGTATGACCGATGCAGCCGCATTCCAGCTCCTGAGCGATATGTACTATGCCGCTCCAGTGGAGATGCGTGGTGCTGGCAAGATGATGTTCATCGTCACTCAGACCATTGCTGACGCATATCAGCAGTATCTCATCGGCAAGGGCATCGAAAGCACTTACAAGAATCTCGTAGAGGGCATTCCGTCTCTGACTTTCCTCGGAGTTCCGGTCATTCCTATGCCGTTCTGGGATAAGAACATCCAGGCTTACAACGATCTCGGCGCAACCTACTACAAGCCGCATCGCGCAGTCCTGATCGAGAAAGCAAATCTCGGCGTGGGAACTCCTTCCGAAGAAGCATACGGCGAGTTCGACATTTGGTACGACAAGACCAGCCGCAAGAACTACATTCTCATCAAGGATAAACTTGATGCGAAGCTCCTGAACGACAAGCGTCTCGTCTACGGCTACTAATCGCCGCGCGTATCTCAGGCAACCGGAGCGCAGTCGCGGAAGACTTCTGCTTCTGCGCTCCTTTTCAAAAACGAATAAACATTGAAGCAATATGAACTGCGGAAATATCTCCAACAACCTCGTTCTCGCCGCGTGCGCAAACTCGCTCGCCGCGATTGAAGCTGACATCGTTCTCATCAACTACGATGATGTAGACCGCTCCGCCAGCACTGTGAATGACGGCGTTCTCTCTTCGCTCGTTCTGAAGTCTTCTACATACGGCTATCGCTACACTTCGCACAAGAACGCATTTGAAGCCACTGTTGCTCTCAACAAAGGCACTTACATCAATTCGTTCGTTCACGGCGCAGTCGTGCGTGTGTTCACGAAGACTCAGAAAGCGAAGGATGAGCTGAATAAGCTCGCAAACGGCAAGGTCATCGCAATCGTCAAGAACAGCGATTCGCAGAATGACGAAACGAAGTACGAAGTTTACGGCTGGGAGAACGGTCTCGTGATGTCTGATCTCCAGGCTGCGTCCACTGACGCTGACGGCGTACTCTACACTTTCAACCTCTCCAGCGATGACAACGCTCGCGAGAGCCAGCTTCCTCTCAGCTATTACAGCACTTCGCTGTCTGCAACTGAGACCGCTCTCGAAGCACTCATCTACACTCCGACTCCTTAATCGGATTCAGGAGCTATGATGAGTCTTGAGGATTACAAATCACGGTATGGCGGACGCTCGGAGAGCGAAGTGAACTCTCTTGTCCACTCCGACTCCGAGTTCCGTGATGCCACTGAAGCACTGTATCAGGCTTACTTCAGAATGCAGCTCAACAAGAAATGCGGAGACTGCTGGAAAGATGCCTACATACTGCTTCAGACTCGCAAAGCAAGCAAGGATATGGAACACGAAAGACTTTTCGATCTCAAAGCCGGCGCGCTTCTCAGAGATGTGCGCAATATGAATGACAGCAGCCGTCTCGTCACTCGGCTCAATCTGACTGACGATCTGGCACTGTATCATCTCGGCACAAATCCGGACTACATCAAGTTCTTCTCGAAATATCCGGAGAATTGGCGCGAACTCGCCACAAAGCATATCGCCAAGCTGGATGCTCCAGCCGCCGATGCCGCTGAGGATCCGGAAGCGAAGAAAGCCGCAGCGGAAGCCGCAGTCAAGGCTGCTGAAGCCGCTCGCGACAAAGCCAGCGAGAAAGTCGCGAAGGCGCAGAACGAAGATGCTCTCAAGAAGGCATCCGCAGCTCTGAGGAAAGCCGAAGCGAAGCTCGCCAAAGCTCAGGAAGAACTTGCCGCGCTCTCTGCGTAAAGCTGGACGCTCGGAGCAGCACTTGCGAATCAAACGAGCTGCCGTGGCTAATCCCTGAACGAGTTCGGCTGCTTGGAAAGAGATTCTGAGCAGCCGGATTTTTTAATAGCAAAACGGAAAGACAATGAAAGTATCAAGACTACAATCGGAGAAGCGCGTAGACACTTACAACAATCGCGGCTTGAAGATCCAGGCATACGGAGAGTTCAACGACTTTCCGCAGCGCATCGCCGAGATTGTCGAAGCGTCCGTGACCGGAAATGCGTGCGTGTCCGTCTACACGAAGTTCATCGTGGGACGCGGCTTCGCTGACGCAAACTTCTGCAATGCCGTCTGCGACAGCAAAGGAATGACAGTGGATGCTCTGCTCCAGGCTGTCGGAGAAGACTATGCTCGCTTCGGCGGATTCGCGATACATATCAACTACAACGCTCTCCACGAGATTGTCTCCGCATCGCACTTTCCTTTCGAGTGGCTGCGCTTTGAGCAGCTGGACGAGAACGGACAGTTCAATCGTCTTGCGGCGCATCCGGATTGGGGACGCAGATACACGAAGCTCCGTCCGTTCAAGCAGTCGGACATAGAGTATTTCCACTTCTTCAATCCGGATCCGGAAGTCATTGACTCGGAAGTGGAAGAAGCTGGCGGCTGGAACGGCTACAAAGGGCAGATTCTCTACTTCTCGAACAAAGGCTACAAAGTCTATCCGACTCCGGTCTTTGAAGCCGCAGTCACGGATATGTCCAACGAGGAAGGACTGTCCAACATCACGCAGCGCAATGTCAAGCACAACTTCTTGCCGGCTGGAATGATAGTGGACTATGACAACACTTCCAATTCGGACGAGCAAGAGAAGGAGACGCGCGAAGAGATACGCGAGTTCCAGGGCGATATGAATGCCGGAAAGCTGCTCTACATCAACATCAAGAACGGAGAGCAGAAACCGGAGTTCGTGCCGTTCGTAGGCAAGAACTTCGACAAGGACTTCGAGCAAGCCGAGAAGAAGACTCCGCAGATAATCGGACGCGCATTCTCGCAGCCGCCGATTCTCCGTGCAGAAGATGTCGGAGCGAACTTCGGCGCAGATCTGATGCGCAACGCATACGACTACTACAACTCGATCACTGAGAGCGAGCGTCAGATAGTCTCTCGCGTCTTCAAGAGCATCTTCGACTTGTGGAACGATCCCACTATCAACATAGAGAAGAACTACGACATCGTGCCAAAGTTCTATCGCGTGAACGCCACTCTCGCGGAGCGGCTCGGAGCGAATGTGGAGAAGGTGCTGGAGATTCTTGGAAATGCGTCTATGAACGAGCGCGCAAAGTCCGTCATCCTCTCTACGGTCTACGGCATCGAAGAAGACGAAATTGACAAACTTCTTGAAGGAATGCGGATATGATAATCACTATCGAAGACATCCGGAAGATCCGCCAGATCGCCGGAAACATCAAAGAAGACCGCGTGGACATCTACATCCGCGAAGCCGAACTGCTGGACATTGTTCCGGTCATCGGAGCGGAGCTGTACGAGAGAGTCCGCTGCATCGGCACTATCACACTGGATGATGCCGGAACGCAGCTGCTGGACGAGACCGGAGACAACGCAATCATCACTGCGGACGAGAACGAGCTGCCGCTGAACGAGTACAAGCTGCTGAACGGCGGCTACTACGAAGACTGTCACGGCGTGAAGTGCCGCTTTGAAGGAGTGAAGGCTGCGGAAGCATACTTCGCGTATGCTCGCTTCGTGCGGAATCATCCAGTGGCTGTCACTCCGTTTGGAGTCGTGAACAAGCTCGGAGACGAGTCTTCTCAGGCTGACTCCAGGACTGTCGCTGCCGTGAGTGCGGACGCTCGCAGAATCGGCGAGATGTATCTGACTGAAGCGATGCGCTTTTGGAGCATCGTGGAGCAATGCCGCTGCCGCAAGGGAACGGCACGGACGCATCGCCGCCGCTTCATCCCTATCGGAGACTGAAATCAATATCAACAATAAAACTACTTTATCACTATGGCTGGAAAAAAATTTGCTGCTGACTTCGAGCGCATAGACGAAGTCAAGTCGAATGACAAAGTGCTGATTTGGGACTCCGATACCGGAGTCGTGAAGTACGCAACTCCGGCGCAGATCAACGCGAAGTTTGACGATCTCGTGGCAGACATTGCAACTGCGACTGCCGCTGCTCAGGCGGCGGAAGACGCACGCGATCTCGCTCTCGGCTACAAGAATGACGCAGTCGATGCGAAGAATGATGCCGTGAGCGCGAAGAACGATGCTGTCGGAGCGAAGAATGACGCTGAAGCTGCTGCCGCCGCCGCTGCCGGCACTCTCGCGAACGCTATGACGAAAGACGGAGATGATGTCCAGGTGCTTATCGAAGCAATCACTGCTCTCGAAGCGCGCGTGGCGAATCTCCAGGCATTCATCATCAAAGTCGTTTCCGGAGAAGCCGTGCTTCCGAAGCTCGCAGTGGAAGATCTTGTCTGCTACGGCGAGAACAACATCGTGGATTCCGGATCCGGCGCGCCGAGTCAGAAGCCGTTCAAGGCTGGACGCATCTACATTGACATCGCGAACAACAAGATTTACAAGTCGCTCGGCAATGCCAATGTCTCGAACTGGAACAATCAGTAAACTCTTAACGCACTATCACAATGGCAAAACAAGTAAACAAGTACGCAACGAAAGCTGCATACACTGCGGACACTAACCGTTCCGCAGCCAAGTCTGCCGTGTCCTATATCACGGAAGACAGTGCCGTCAAGTATGACGGCGTGAATGCTGTCGTGGAGAAAGATGCTGCTCAGATCGGCGATCTGGTAGTGTATGACAAGAGCGAAGGACGCATCCGCTTTGTCGTGGCGAAGACTCTCGTGAAGAATCAGCTCGGCGCGGAACTCGTTCCGCTTGCAGTCGTGTATGCTCGTCAGGGCAAGCGGCTGCTCATCGTCTCTCTCTCGAATCAAGGCTCACATCGCTGGGCGCATACTTTTGAAGTATGTCTGCGCGGCATTGATCCGACAACTGCCGGCACGCTGGCAATCATCGTTCACAACAACGGCGCACTCTCCGAAGAAGTGGATGTGTCTTGGGGAAATGACAGCACGCTCGCCGCTATCGCCGCTTCTATCTCGGCTCAGTTCCAGACTCTGACTGACGCTGATGACAAAGCGTGGGTAGCTGCCGTAGACGGCGCGAACATTATTCTCGGACATAACTATTATCTCGTGGACACTGTCACTTCCGTCTCCGGAACTGGCGGCGGCGCGAATGTCTCCTATGTCGAAGACACTGTGAACTACCAGTGTAGTTATGCCTATCTCGCCGGAACTGAGGATGTCCGCAGAAACAACTATGTGGACACTTCCTTCGGCGGCGGCAATCTGAAGAAGTTCATTGACTACTACGGCACGAACGGAACGACTCCCACCGGAAACATTCCTCTCGGAGACAGCACGATTGTCAATCGCGCATCGTTCGAGTCCAGCGCATACTGCGCGGATCTGCGCGCCGCATACTCCACATACGAAGAGTATATGGAGAAGGAGCAGATGTGCCAGCTTCCGTCCAAGTTCGGAGCGCAGCTGCGTGACGGCAAGGAGACAACAGCCTGGCTCGCCGCTCAGTTCGGCACTGATGTCCGTGGCATAGACGAGCCGCGCTATCCGGCTGCTTCCGTGGTGAAGAACTACGGCGTGACCGTAGCCGGACACACGACTGGACTGGAGAGCGGACACTGGTGGCTTCCGTCCGTGACGGAGATGCTGATTCTGATGCGTGACCGCCGCTACAACGGCAGCGATACGGATCCGGATCCGATCAACGACACGCTCGTGAAGATGAGCGGAGATACTATCTACGGAAACGGATATTATCCGTGGACTTGTGGCGAGTACAACAGCAGCAGCGCGTTCCTCTTCAACGGCTACATCGGCACACTGCGCATCCACGACAAGTACGGCGCAGGCACTGTGCGTCCGGTCTCCGCTTTGTAGACTATTCCGAACATTCTTTATTCCGCGCGGCATTGCCGTAGTGCTGCCGCGCGGATTCTTTCAAGCGAACATTGATTCAGTATGGCAAAGAATCTCGAAAAGCTGGAAATCTATCACAAGGCGTATCTCTTCTCGATCTACCTGGAGCAGAAAGTCACGAAGTTCGATAGACGCTATCGTTTCACGCTGGCGGACAAACTCTCGGACGGCATTGACAAGTTCATCTGCGCCGTGCTGGACGCGAATAGAGAGACGAACAAAGGCAAGGCTGCGCGCATCATCTACTATGCGCTTGGCGAGCTGGACAAGATAGAATACCGGACTCGGAAAGCAGTCGCTCTGAATCAGATGTCCGTAGACACAAAGGCAAAATGCGACATTGCACTTGAAGACTTGCGCTCAGACGCAAGACGCTGGCGGAAATACTATCTCCAACTTTGTGGTGCGAGTGCCGGAGACGCTCCTGAAGAGGATGACTCTCCGGCAGAGAGCCAAGAATAGATTTGTTTTTGAAAAGGTCGCTGCGCTCTCATTCAGAGCTATATCGAAAGCAGCGAAAATTGGCGAGTACAACAGCAACAACGCGTTCATCTTCAACGGCAACAACGGCAAACTGAACAACAACAACAAGTACAACACAAACACTGTGCGTCCGGTCTCCGATTCTCAAAACAAACAGCGTGGAGTGGCAAACATCAGTTTCTCTGAGTTCGCGGCTTCAGTGTATGTCGCATATCTTGTGTGTCTGAAGAACAAAGCCGGCACGATGAACGCTCTGAAGTTTCGCGTGAACGAGAGCGAGAATCTGCTGGAGCTGGCGCGTGATGTCTACAACTGCGAGTATGTGCCGAAGCCGTCTATCGCGTTCATCATCACTCGTCCGTGCCTGAGAGAAGTCATCGCGGCGGACTTCTCCGATAGAATAATGCAGCATTGGGTAGTGATGCGCATAGGGCCGCTCTTTGACCGCTGCAAGACAATTCCGGAGAATATGTACTCTTGTCGCATCGGCAAGAGGAATCTCGCCGCTCTCGTGCATCTGCGCGATGCAATCTTCCGGAAATCTCGCGGCTATCGCAGCGAGTGCTGGATAGGCAAGTTCGACTTGTCTTCGTTCTTTATGAGCATAGACAAGCGGCGGCTCTATGACGATCTTGTGGATCTCGTCCAGCGCGAATATCACGAGCCGGACAAGGACTGGCTTCTCTATGTCATCCGTATCATCACTTTCATAGTCCCTACGGAACACGCGATGCGGAAGTCTCCTATCTATGCGTGGAATCCGCTTCCGGCGCAGAAGAGCAGCTACAATCTTGACTGGTTTTTAGGACTGGCTATCGGCAATCTATGGAGTCAGACTGACGCGAACTTCTACAACGCTCCAGTCATTGCTTGGATTCTCCAGCACTCGTCCGCAGATGTCGTGAACTATGTGGATGACACGACTCTCGTGGCGGACAACAAGTCCGACATCCTGAATCTGATGCCGTGGATCCGGAAGGAGTTCCAGGAGCAGCGCGGACTCCAACTGCACAAGAAGAAGTTCTCGCTCCAGTCGTTCGACAAAGGCGTGAAGTTTCTCGGCGGCGTAGTCAAGTTCAATCGTCTCTACATCAACAATCGCACTGTTGCGAAACTGATGAACAAAGTCCACTACTACAACACACAGTACGCGGAGACTCATCGCCGCCGCGCTCGCAATGTGGAGAAGTTCGTCACTATCATAAACTCTTACTTCGGTCTGATGCGCCACTTCGCGACTTACAACATCCGGAAGCGCATCTCTGAAGACATTCTCTCTCGCTGGCGCGGCTATCTCTACTTTGAGCCGAATCTTCAGAAGGCGGTCATCATAAGCAAGTATCGCCGCGACAAGCAAGCCGCGTTCCGCGCTCGCCGCCAGCATCGCAAAGACATCTATCAACTAAATCATATCTACTATGCAAACACAGCTTTCAATCAATGCGCTTGAGAAGCGTCAGAACGAGCTTCTCGCGGAAATGTCCAAGTCCGATGCTCACGCACTGAAGTGCAGCAAGCTCGGAAAGTCCTTTGCGGAAGAATATCCGGAAGACTTCGCCGGATATGAAGCCGCACGAGCGGAGTATAACGATAACGAAGGAAGGCTCGCAGAGCTGCGTGCTGCTCTTGAGGAAGAGCGCGCCGCCGAAGATGCCGCCGTCCGTCCTGAGGGAGAAGGAGAATAGCGTATGTGGCAGAAGATTCTCGCTTTCCTCAAGTCCGTGTGGAAATGGATCCGCACTGACGGCTTGCTGCATATCTCCATTGCGGCACTTATTGTCTGCGCTTTCGGCTGGATCCGTCCAGTATGGATTCCGGCTCTCATCTCGCTCATCTCTTGCATCGCGAAAGAGATATACGACTATCTGCATCCGGACAAGCATACGGCAGAATGGCACGATGTCATCTGCGACTTGATAGGCATCGCCGGCGGCGTTATTATCGTACTTCTGAATCACATTTGACTATGAACATCGCCGAAACAACGAACACTGCGGCTGCAACAGTAGCCGAAGGAAGCGTCTCCGTTCTCGCGCTGGCGTTCTTACACGAAACTCTCACTATTATGACTCCGTTCCTGATTGTCGCTTTCGTTCTCATCATCGCAGATCTGATATTCGGAATTGAAGCGGCTCGCAAGAGGGGCGAAGTCGTGAGATTCTCGCGCGCACTCCGCCGGACTGTGAACAAGGCTGTGGAGTATGCGTGCTGGGTTATTCTCGCTGCGTCTCTTGCCGTAGCATTTGACTACAAGCCGCTGAACTGGATTCTGCTGGCTGTGGTTATCGGCAACGAGATGATATCAATCATAACAAACTGGCTCTTCTTGCACGGAAAGAAAGTGACCGGACTGCAAGAGTTCTTCTTGTCTCTTCTCGGCAAGAAGCTGGACGCAGACACTTCCGGCATCCACATCGAAGACGCTGAAAAAACTGAAGGCAAATGAAAATCTTGATTGACAACGGACACGGCGTGAACACTGCCGGAAAGGGCAGTCCTTACGCGCTGAACAAAGTAAAGCCGGCACTCGATCTCCGCGAATGGAAATGGGCGCGCGAGATTGCCGCGAAAATCTATCTCGTGCTGAAGGAACTCGGCTATGATGCCGAGCTGCTCGTCACGGAAGACCGCGATGTCTCGCTCCTGGAGAGATGTCATCGCGTGAACGCGAAGTGCAACGAACTCGGAACGAAGAATGTGATGCTCATCTCCGTACACGGCAACGCTGCCGGAAACGGACGGCAGTGGATGTCCGGACGCGGCTGGTGCTGCTACACTTCTCCAGGCAAGACTTCCAGCGATGCTCTCGCAGAGAAGCTCTACGATGCAGCGGAGCGCAACTTCAAAGGAATGAAGATCCGCACGGAGAAAGCTCCGGACGGAGACCGCGACTACGAAGCGCGCTTCTCTATGCTCGTGAACACTCTCTGCACGGCAGTGCTGACGGAGAACTTCTTCTACGACAATGTCGAAGACTGCAAGTGGATGCTTTCCGAAGAGGGCAAGAAGGCGATTGTCAAGACTCACATCGAAGGCATCGTGCATTACATCAACTCGCTGGGATAGCGAGTCTCAAGTCCGAGAAATTCGAGCAGGGAATTTTCATTAGATAATTGGTTATTAGTTTTAGTGTTATGCGGCTCTGCCAAGCGGACGGATTCACGGACTTGCCGTCCGCCGGCGGAGACTATTGATGCAGTATGGAAGACAAGAAGATTGACATCTATCCGCTCATCACGGCTCTCTGCGTGCTGTGCCTGATATTCGGCTTCGGACTCGGAAACCGGATCGCGAAGCGGAACTATATCACGATAGAAAAGCGCGACACTGTCACGATAGTGCAGACGATCCACGACACAACGAAACTCGTCCAGTGGCGTGACCGCGTCCGCACGGACACTCTCTTCTTTCCGGTCACTGACACGCTGCATCACACGGACACTCTTGCCGTGCCAGTCCAGATCGAGCAGAAGACATATCAGACGGAGAACTATCGCGCAGTCGTGGAAGGCTGGCATCCGGAGCTTGTCTCCATAGACATCTATCAGAAGGAGAAGATCATCACGATAGAGAAGCAGATTGCTCCGAAGAAGTGGACATTCGGCGCGACAATCGGCGTGACTGGCGGCGCGTTCTACACTCCGAAAGGATTCCAGCCAGGCATCGGAGTCGGAGCGAGCATCGGCGCGACATATCATTTTTGACGCATCATTTTCGTAGTCTCACGAAAATGATTATATTTGCATATCAACTCGGACACTCTTGTGGGAGCTGAAGAAAACAGCGGCTGCTGATCTGATTGCAAGCGGAGATGCAGAAGTGACGGAACGGATGCTCAATGGCGATAGACGAAAGTCGCGGAAAGTCAGTCGTGCGCACGGCTGGCTTTCTTGTTAAAAATGCTTATCTTTGTAGCCGGAAACGGCGGCTCGGAGAGCTGCGTATGTCATAAGCAATTCCAGCAATTTTGTTGCTGGTTTGTTGCTCAAAATTTGAAAAGATAGATGCAAAGCACTGATATTTCGCGACATACGCGAGTTTTACTAAGAACTGCCACGGAAAGGGGATAGTGTAAAGCCGGAACAACAAGAAACAAATGCAGACAAGCTGGAAGCACGATTCGGTTTGTCTGCTTTTGTTTGGATATGCGACATTTTTGTTGCATCTTTGTTGCGCTGCTTCCAAAAAAGCAACAAGCGCAACAAACTCCGAACAAAAAGCGTCCGACATTATGGCTACATCAAAAGAGCCGATCCGTCTCCGGCGGCGGCTTACTCCTTCAGGCAAGGAGTCTCTCTATCTTGACATCTACATTGACGGGAAGCGGAGCTACGAATATCTGAAGCTCTATCTCATTCCGGAACACTCACGCGAAGACAAGGAAAAGAATCGGCAGACGCTCCAGCTGGCGGAAGCCGTCCGCAGCAAGAGAGTCGTGGACTTGCAGAATAAACGCTTCGGCTTTATGAAAGGCTTCGCTACTGACACGAATCTCTTCGACTACACGGAGATGCTCATCGAACGCAGATATTCGCTGGAATCTCTCGGCAATTGGGGAAACTGGCGTTCATATCTCGTGCATCTGAAAATCTACTGTCCGAACACTTCAACAACTCTCGGCGATGTCACTCCGGAGTTCGTCCAGGGATTCAAGGACTATCTTGAGTTTAAGGCGGAGTGTCAGACGAACACGAAGGCGAAGCCAGGCGAGCGGCGCAAGCTCTCGCAGAACGCAAAGTGCGGCTACTTCAACAAGATGCGCTGCACAATGAACACGGCGTTCAAGGAAGGACTCATTCCGAAGAATCCTATCAACGGCATTTCGGCAATCAAAGAAGGAGATCCGGAGCGTGTCTATCTCACTATCGAAGAAGTGCGGAAACTCGCCGCAACGGAGTGCAAATATCCGGCACTCAAGCGAGCGTATCTCTTCTCGTGCCTGACTGGACTCCGGCTCTCCGACATCAAGAAGCTGCGCTGGAGCGAGATTCGCGAAGAGGGCGGCTTCACTCGCATCGTCTTTCGGCAGAAGAAGACCAAAGAGCAAGAGTATCTTGACATCTCTCCGGAAGCGTCTCGTCTACTCGGCGAGCGCAAGGATCCGGAGACGCTCGTCTTCTCGGACTTTCTCTATGATGTGTATATGCGGCACGAGCTGCGCGCGTGGTGCTTGCGCGCCGGCATTCCGAAGTCTCCCACTTTCCACTCTGGACGGCACACTTTCGCCGTGATGATGCTCGATCTGGACGCGGACATCTATACCGTGCAGAAACTGCTCGGACACGCGGAAATCAAAACGACTGAGATATATGCGAAGATTCTTGACCGGAAGAAGCAAGCGGCGGTGCTGAAGATTCCGGACATCGGACTCTCGAAGTAACTACTTGCCGAAGATGTTTCCTCTTCCAGTGAGAAGCCAGTTCGCGTTCACTCCGTAGTCTTCCACGAGATAGCGCAGCCAGGCGCACTGGAAGATGTTGCGCTCAGGCGATTTGCGGAGCTGGTAGAGATTCCGCCGATTGATTCCGTGCTGCTCCGTGAAGTTCGTCACTCCGTGGATCCGGCGGATGTCTTTCAGTGTGTCCAGTGCAAGGAAGAAGCGGCGCACTATCGCTTCGGAGTCCGGAGTCTGCATAGTTCTTCAGATTTATCGTTTGCGGCAGCGAATTTCGCGTCTATCTCGGCAAGATGAGCAGATAGTCGTTTTTCCAGCGAGCCGCGCTCTGCGGCTAAAAGAGACGGCAAAGCGCGTGTTTTGACGCACTCTTCAAAGTCGGAGAGTTCCGCCGCAGTCATTATCGGCAAATACTTCTCATATTCGAGCAGTTCGCGGATGTAGAGCAGCGTCTCGTCCTGGAGCCGGAAGCGAGTGTCCAGCATATCGCCGTCTCCGGTCAGAAGCCAGCGCGCATTCAGTTCCGGCACGGCTCGGACAATCGCAAGGACTGGAGTCAGTCCAAAGTTCTCTCCGCAGAGCAGCTTCGTCAGGTATTGCGGAGTCCAGCCGCAGAGCGAAGCGAACTCTCGCTTGCGTCCGCCAGTCTTGTAGTCTATGATCTGAGCAAGACGCGTCTTCATCTCTCTACGGTCTCAAGCGTCATACGGATCGTCTCTTCCAGATCTTTGCCGTGCAGCATCCGGAACATCTCGAATGTGGATGCAGTGTCTATCGGCATCATTCCGGCGGCTTCCAGTTCCGCGTTCGCGCGTATGATGCGCTCTCGCGCGCTTTCAATTATTGTCTGCTCATACTGGAGCTGCGCTTCCTCTGCGGCTTTCTCCGCCGCGCTCTTCTTTTGCTTACATCCGACAATCGCGATGCACGCGATGACGAGAATTGTCAATGCTCTTTTCATAGTGCTATGCTTTTGAGAGTGATTCAATGATCGAG